AAGGGCGTCAAGCGGTTCGGCAACGAGCTGATCAAACTGAGCACGGAGCTGCCGTACACCGCAGAGCAGCTCACCAAGATCGCAGCCGCCGCTGGTTTCGCGGGCTACGCCGAGCAAGAAATCATCCCGTTCACGAAGACCGCCGCCGCCATGGGCGTGGCCTTCCAGATGACGGCCGAGCAGGCGGGCGAAAGCATGGTGGCCATCCGCGCCGCCATGGGCCTGACCCAGCCCGAGGTCGTGGAGCTGGGTGATGCGATCAACTACCTGTCTGACAAGTTCCAGGGCACGGTGAACGCCGCCGACCTGGTGGAGGTCACGCGCCGGATCGGCGCCATTGGCAAGGCGTCGGGCCTCGCAAAGGAGGAAGTCGCTGGTCTGGGCGCCGCGTTCCTGGCGAGCGGCACGCCGGTGGAAGTCGCGGGCACGGGTCTCAAGAACTTCCTGAACGCTCTGACGAAGGGCGATCAGGCCACCAAAAAACAGGTCGAGGCCCTGGAGGCCATCTTCGGCGCGGACGTGTCGGACGACCTGGCCAAAGGGATGCAGACGAACGCCGAGGCCACCATCAAAAAGGTGATCCAAGGCATGGCCAAACTCCCCGCCGACAAGCGGGTGAGCATCGCTGGCGCCCTGTTCGGTGAAGAAAGCAAGGCGGCGATCATGCCGCTGCTCACCAACACGAAGCTCCTGGATCAGGCGTTCGACCTGATCGCTGACAAGTCTGCCTTCGCGGGCTCGATGCAGAAGGAGTTTGCGAACCAGATGAACACGTCTGGAGCGCAGGCCAAGATTTTCCAGAACGGCATCCAGGCCATGGGCATCAGCCTGGGAACGGCTCTACTGCCGAGCCTGAACGCGGTGATGAAAGCCGTGGGCCCGATCATGGTGCGTTTCGCCGAGTGGGCTCAGAACAATCAAGGGCTCGTCACCGGCATTGTGCTCGTGGGCGCTGCACTCGCGGGCCTGATCATTGCGCTGCCGGTGATCGCGGGCGTGGTGAGCGCCATCGGCACGATCGGCGGTGCCGTTGCGGCTGCCGCTCCCATAGTGGCGGGACTGGGTACGGTGTTCGCCGTCATCGGCAGCGCCATCACCACCGGCCTGATCCCGGCCATTGGCGGGTTTGTCAGCACGGCCGTCGCTGGCCTGGGCTCGTTCGCGGTCGCGGCTGGCGCTGCGATGCTCCCGCTTCTGCCTTGGATTGCCCTAATCGCTGGCATTGGCGCGGGCATTTACTGGGTCGTCAAGAACTGGGATCTAGTCAAGGCCGCCCTCGGCAGCGCCTGGCAGGCTGTAGTCGCCACCTGGGGCCAGTTCACCTCCTGGATTGGTGGCGTGTTTCAGCACGGCCTGGCGGCCGTGCTGAACGCTTGGAGCGGCCTGAGCGGCTGGGCGAGCGGCGTGTTCCAGGGCGTGGTGAACGCGATCCAGGGCATCTGGAACGGCTACATCAGCTTCATGCAGGGCGTGTTCAATCGCGTGGTGGCGTTCTTCCAGCAGTGGGGGCCGGCGATCCTGGCGATCATGAACCCCATCCCGGCGCTAGTCCTGGGCATCTTCGGCAAGCTGCCGCCCGGCGTGCAAGGCGTCTTCGATCAGGTGGTGGACTTCATTAAACAGACCCCGCAGCGGGTGGCCAGCGTCGGTCAGCTCGTGATCCAGGCCATCCTCGACGGACTGAAGGCCAAGGCCACGGAGCTGTTCGGCTGGATCAGTGGCACGTGGGACCGCATCAAATCCTTCGTGGGCGGCGGCGATGAGCCTGCCCCCAGCGCCGGTCGCCGCGTGCCGGGTCGTGCAACCGGCGGCCCGGTGCGTGCTGGCTTCCCCTACATCGTGGGCGAGCGGCGGCGTGAGCTGTTCGTGCCTGGCATGGACGGCGCGATCGTGCCCCGCATCGCCAGGCCAGTCACCGCTGGAGCTATGGCCGCCATCCTGGCTGGGCCGATGCCTGCTGCTGCGGCTCCGGTCAACATCGCGGCACCCCTTCCGCAACAGGCGCCCACGGCCGCGCCTGTAACGATCCACGCCCCCATTACGATCAACGCAGCGGGCGGTGACCCTCTGGAGATCCGCCGTCAGGTCGAGCTGGCGTTCATGGACATCCAACGCGAGATCGAGTCCTCCCACCGGGTGCTGCTGAATGACTAGGCCACTGTTCCAGCTCGGCAGCTTCCAGTTCGATCTGCCCAATGGCGCCCCTCAGACGGTGGACCGCGACGCCGCCTACCGGTGGGAGGAGCAAGGGCGCCTCCTGCGCGATCCGGCTCAGCAGTTCGTGGGGCCCGGCTCCCAGACCATGACGCTCGATGGCGTGCTCTACCCCGGCTTCTCAGGCCGCCAATCCACGCTGGAGCAACTGCGGGACATTGCCCGCACCGGCAAGCCCCAGATGCTGACGGATGGCCTGGGCAAGGTCTACGGGCTCTGGGCGATCAAACAGGTGCGGGAGGGCAAGAACACTTTCGCGCCCGGTGGCGGCGCTCGCCAGATCAGCTTCTCAGTGCAGCTTGTCTATTACGCCCAGGACAACCCAGGACGGGCAGCAAGCCCCCTCAGTGTCGCGCCGGGTGGCAACCTAGCCCAGTCGATTTCCAAGGGCATCGCGCCCTTCGCAGGCGGCGGCTCGGCGTTCAAGGCGTTGGAGGCTGCAACTGGCTCCCAGGTAGCGGCGGCCGCTCAGCAGGCAAAGGCCAGCGGCTTCAACCTGGGGCAGATCGCAAACATCGCCAGGGCGGTCGGCAGCGGTGACTACGTGGGCGGCGTCCTCGGCGCGTTCGGAATGGCTGGCGTGAACATCGACCAGAGCAATGCCTGGGCACGGCTCGGAATCAACGGCGCCAAGATGGCGCAGTCCTTCGCTCAGCGGCGGGGTCCGGCTGCCATGAACGTGGGCCTGGAGGCGCTGCGGCTGGCCGGGCCGACCGTGTTCAGTGAGCTGGCCGGCGACGCCGCTCCTGGGCTCAGGAAAGCGGTCTCGGCTGCGGGCTCTCTCGCGCCGCTGTTGAACATCGATCCCAAGATCACCGAGGCTGTTCGCCAGGCGGTGCAATCATGAGCCAGCTCTACGTGACCCGGCAGTTCGACGAGCTGGACGACATTTGCTGGCGCTTCTACGGCCGCACGCAGCAAACCGTTGAAGCCGTGCTGGCCGCAAACCCTAATCTGTCTGAGCTGCTGCCGATCCTGCCTGAGGGCATCACGATCGAGCTGCCTGACCTTCAACAGCCCGAAACCACAGAAACGCTGCGGATCTGGGATCCATGAGCACGCCCGCCTTTCGCATCATTGCCGACGGCTCGGATGTGACGCAGGCAATCGCCGATCGCTTGCTCAGCATCCGCATCAACGATCAGGCTGGCCAACAGAGCGACAGCTTGGAGATCGCGCTCGATGACCGCGACAGCCTGCTGCCGGTGCCCCGCTCTGGCGCCTGGCTGCGCGTGTGGCTGGGTTACAGCGATGGCGGGCGACTGCCCGTCTACATGGGCTCGTTCGCAGTCGATGAGGTGGACCTCTCGATGGGCCCGCGCTCAATGGTGATCAAAGCCACGGCAGCGCAGACCGCTCCAGAGCTGGTGAAAGAGCAGCGCACCGAGTCCTGGCATGACACCACGCTCGGCGCCATCGCCAGCAAGATCGCTCAGCGCAACGGTCTGAAGCTGGTGATCAAGGGCGACCTGTCCAGCATCAAGATCAAGCACGAGGATCAAACCAACGAGAGCGATCAGTCCTTCCTCACGCGCCTGGCTGAGAAGTACAAGGCCACCATCAAGCCCGCCGACGGGCATCTGATCGTGGCGCCCCGGACCCAAGGCGCAGGCTCGTTCACGATCGACGTGACGGAGGTCACCAACTGGCGGGCCACCCTGAAAAACCGAGGAGCCTACGGCGCGGTGAAGGTGAAATACCTGGACCGCAAGACCAACCTGGAGAAAACCGAAACCGTCGGGGAAAAGGGGCCGCTGCCGGTCTTCGAGGAAAAGCAACTGTTTCGCGATCAGGCCGAGGCGAAAAAGGCAGCCGACAGCCGCCTGCAATCCCTCAAGTCTGGCGAGGTGCGGGTGAGCCTCGCGATGCCGGGCAGGCCCGATCTGAACGCAGACGGCCTGATCACTCTGAAGAACTTCCGCCCCTACGTGGACGGCACCTGGAACATCAAACAGGTCACCCACGACCTCGGCAGCGGCGGCTACGTGACGACGGTGGAGTGCGGCACCCAGGGCGAGGATGATTCCGAGTGGTCTGGGGGTACGGGCCGGAACAACGGCAAGCCCGCCACCGAGAAAGCCCGACTGGTCTCACAGGCTGCCAGCAAGGCCCGTGGCATGAACACGAAGGGCGGCCCGAGCGGGGGCAACAATGCTTGCGTCTACGCCGTGAGCAAGGTACTAAGGGAGTCTGGGATTACGCCTCCCTGGGGGAACAGCAACTACGTTCCCGACGTGAAGGCGGCTCTGGATCGAAGCGCAACGCCGCTCTCCGGCCCCGAACCTGGCGCCATCGCCATCATGCGCGACAACGGCAACCCCCCATACCCTCACATGGGCATCGTCCAGGCTGACGGCACGATCATCAGCAACAGCAGCAGCCGGGGGACGTTTTCGTGGGTCGCTTCCCCCCAGAGTTACGCCAACTACTACGGGCGGACGCCCTTGTACTACAGGCTGAAATAGACTCGATGAATAGGATCTACTCGGGCATGGCTGACGAAGTTTCGCACGGCGACATCTACCGTGCTCTGGGCATCCTTGAGGGCAAGCTCGACGCCATGAACACGGCCCTCAGCCAGAAGCACGCCGACCTCTCGCAGGCGTTCACTCGCATCGGCGACCTGGAGAAATCCGTGGCCAAAGGCGTCGGCATCGCACTGGCCGCCAGCATCATCATCCCGCTGCTGGTAACAGCTCTTGCGCCGCGCCTACACTTGGGCCCATCGGAGCCCACCGCAATCCACGGCCGATGAGCCAGATCAAGCTCCAGGATTACTTCACCTACTACCGGGGTCTGCCGCATCAGCAGGCCGCAATCCAGCAGCTCCAAGAGGCAATGCCCGCCTCGCTGCTCAAGCCAGACTCAGCCTGGGTCGAGACGTTCCGCGCCGCCGGGAAACAGCCTGAGAAGGCGCCGCCCTCGAACCCGATCCGGGTGCCCTACTACATGCAGCGGGACAGCGCGACGAAACATGCGCTGCGGATGTGTTTCAGCAGCTCCTGCGCCATGCTGCTCGAAGCCCTCAAGCCCGGCACACTCGCAGGCCCGAACGGCGACGACGCCTACCTGGGCCGCGTGCTGCGCTACGGCGACACCACCGACGCCCTGGCGCAAATGAAGGCGCTTCAGAGCTACGGGGTTGAGGCCAGCTTCACGCAGAGGGCCAACTGGCAAACCGTGACGCAGCAGATCGACAAAGGCACCCCCGTGCCACTGGGGTTTCTCCATCACGGGCACGTGTCGCGGCCAGGCGGCGGCGGCCACTGGCTCTGCGCGATCGGGTACGACGACGATCACCTGATCGTGCATGACCCGTTCGGCGAGTGTGACCTCGTGAACGGCAGGTACGTGAACAACTGGGGCGCTCGGCTCCGG